TTTTAAAATATTATGATACCAGGTTCCTTTTAATTTGTTGAAGTCCTTACGACAATCTTCTTCATGCATTTCAGCAGTTGGCATTGGATAGTCCATAGCAATAATAGCCAGAGATTCTTTTACATCATCTTTCTCGAATCTATCTTTGATGTAAGTCCATTCTTTCTCGTCTATGTTGAAATATGGCTCTTGGTTCTTAAACTTGTTGAAATATTCTAAATACACTATATTTCTATTCCATTTCTTTCTAACCAACTTTCCATAGTATCTTTTTGTTTTCTTGAATACTTTTTATTAGCATGCCATTCCCAAAAGTTCTTAGTTAGTTTAAACCAACCGTTTATATAGACTTTCGGATCTCTTTGAGCTTTCAACTTTTCTTTATTATACATCATACTAGATATTTGACGATAATAATTGTGGTCTTTTTCAACTTTATCTTTTTTATCAAGTTCTAGTTTTATTTGTTCTATCTCATGATCAACTTCTTTTGAATCTAATATTTCATCAGCGGGTGTTTGAGCAATTTCGTATTGAACTTCCACTAAACGAGGTGGGAGTGGAGATTTTAAAAATTTAATATCCTCTTTTAACTTATCTATTTGTGCCAAAGCATTTTTATATTGTGTATTTTTAGCATTAAACAATGCTTGATAATCTTTATTCATAATATTCTCTAATTTTTAATTGTTATAATATAACTAATTTTTTGTGTAAAAGTCAAGCATTAAAATGGGTGTGTCCGGCTTTATGTTCCACGAGTGGATGCACATACTCGGTTTTATTAGTATTGGCTTCAACACCCATTAATTTATTTTTCTCCAACGAACTGATAATCATCTTTGTCATCATCTAATGGCATATAATGATATACTTCAACTTGGGTATTACATTTTTCATTAGAACAAGATAAGTTAGTTAAGATACCATCTTCATCTGTATCTAAATCTTCTATATCGTGGTCACCACCCCATATCAAATCACTTTTACAATGCCAACATTTCATCTTATTCTCCAAATAACTCTTTAAATGCCTGATTGGCAGCTTTTGATTGTTCTGTTTTCTTTTTCTCTTCTTTGACCTTATCCACTTTAATATCGTGGTCACCTCGTTTCCATTGGTCAAACTCAATCTTACTAGCCATCATATCAGCCTGATGTAGTATGTAAGCCATATTGGTAGTTAACTGATTATCTTTACTATAATTCATATAATAACCTTTGTTAGCGTCTTCATACATACCATCTGTTAATCTTAGTCCAATATACTCATTCTCTGTCATATTGACATTAAAATGTTGTAGTATCCAACAGGCTCTATCAGTAATTGTCATATAATCTATCTTTGGATTGTGTTTGTATATCAACCCTTGATTCTTTCTGTGCCAGTCTGAGTCATTCTCTATATAGTTGTCCTCTACAAGATTTCCAACCTTACCTAAATCGTGATGAAGAGCAGCAAATATTAACTCTTCTTCAGTAAAGTTATCTATTTTAGCGCCGTTTTGTCCCCACAATCTGTATATCTGTTGAACAAACTGTGTGATGTGTAAAACGTGTTCTACATAACCACCTGGATGAGCATTATGAAAGTGTTCTCTACCACTAGCTGGCGCCAAACACATTCTTTCTTCAAAGAAGTCATACATCTCGTTCAACCTCTCTAGCCTTTCGCCAGAGAAGTTGGCATCAATTACTTGTCTTAGGTTACCCCAATTATGTTGTATTTCTTCTGGTGTTAGTTGTTTCATATTATAACCTCACTTCTAATTCTGATTCACTTAATATCTTTAAGGCGTCTAAAGATGCTTTTAACTGATACTTACTAAATGTATTATCTTTCATCTCTTGATACTTCATGAAGTTAGATTTATATAACTCTCCGAAATAAGCAGCAGTTCTGTTTTTAGAATTTAGAATTGTACTCCAGTCAAATTGTTTCAATGCCTTATTTAAGTTATCTTGTTCAAATCCAAAAAACCCATCAATAGCTTTACCAGAGTTATTATCATGTAACCACACTCCACCAGTACCATCTACTAAATCCAAACTTCTCATATCAGATGAATTAAGACTACCATTAACAGCTAACGGAAAACAATTCAAACCTCTCGATATGCCTCTTTCATCAACAACACCTTTTGTTTTAGTTAGAATTTTTTCTCTAAGAACATCTTCATCGTTTCTGTCTTTTTTCTTTAGTTTAGCAACACTATCCATAGCTTCTATCATAGGGACAAAAACATTAGTGGCACGAAAACTAGCAGTATTTGCCGGATAGTCATCTGATGAACCAAAAGCTTCGTACAATGGGATATCAGTAACTCCAACTTTAACATCTTGATTTAAAACAGCCTTATATTGAGTTATCAACTTCGTAATTGTAGTTTCAATACCATTTTTATACTTTTTCTTTGCCCATATAGCATATCCAATGAAAAAAGTTCCATGACTTTCTCCTAAATGACCGAATTTCTTGATATCAGGACATTTATCAACATTATGATTTGATTTATATATATCTTCTAACTCTTGAATGTATGTATCGAGTTCATCCCATTGTTTAGAGACATAAACTTCCTTATAGTATGTTTTGTAAAAATCCTGAATTTCTTTATATTTAACACCATCTTTAAGTAAACGAGCATACATATCTTTATTCCAGAACATAAAAACATCATCATTAGTATATTTATCATACTCATGAAGTTTATTGTAAAAGTTTTCCAAATCACCTATGGTTGCACAATATTTATTCATCAAAAAGGTATGTATTAATGGTCTTATCTTAGCCTTTCTTCTCTTGTTTACCTGAGCACCAGCAAAACTACCTAATATTCTATTACTCTTACCATTTGGTTTTTTAGTGAATTTACCACAACCTATCTTGTCTGCAAAATAGTTCATAAGTTCTTCAAGACAAAGATTATCATGGTATCTTGAATCGACTTTATTAGGAACTATGTAAAAGTCAAACGGCTCCCACTTGTTTTCAGGATTGTTAGCATTTCTCATGTCTAAAGAATGTAAATTTCCGTCCCAAAGACTTACTTTCCAATTTAACCTAGGTATGTTAAAGTAGTAATCTTTAATTTCTTCGTTAGCATTTACAATTTCTTCCCAAGAAATAGGAATACCCATCTTTGATTCTGACAATTGTTCAAATACACCTCTAACCATTCTTATAAATCTTTTATTCTTATCAGCAGTTGGATATTTTACCTCTATATCATCTAATGTTTCAATCCAACGAGTAGGTGATATAACTTTCTGTGAATAAAACTCCCCACCTTCAAATGCTAAAGAACTAAAAGTACCACAATCACTTATATACCCTATTGCTTTAGTATCTTCAGTATCAGTTAATACTGACATCTCTAAACATCCTTTTTTAGAAATACCACAGGAAAATCGTATTAAGTGATGAGCCTTTCCCATATAAACAGAAGCAATAGCAAGTTCAACAGTTCTGTTAGTTTCATTATTTAGAACACCCCCCTCAATCATATCACCTAACTCACCAAATGTCGCCATCCCAGCAGTAAGAAGTCTGTGGTTAATTTCAGTATTCCAATCAAATCTATTATGAAATAATAAGTCAATAGATCTTTCTAGTTTATATTTATACATTATTATTTTGCCCTTTGTTTATGTTTAAATTAATTGTTTTTTCTTTATTTATCATATGCTAATATAACACTAAAAGCATATACTTGTCAAGCGATATTTACCAGAAAGTTTCAACTTCTAATAATTCTCTTACTTCATCGTTGACATATGTGTCTATAACCAGATGTATTCTATCTACATCACTATTGTTTTTGACGGCGTGTGGTGCTGTAACATCCACATAATAATAATGACCTTCTTCTAAATAGTTCTCTGTTTCTTTTCTACCTTCCCAAAGTGAAAAGTTAACCTGGTCATTAGTTCTGATAGGAACATGGATTCTAACTATGTTTCCATCTTTTAATCCAAAGTCTTTATCAATCTTATCAGAATGTTTTCCGATACTTGAGTTAGCTTTTATTTTCATAAACCGAACCCGTTCAAATGTTGATGGTATCTTTGCTAGTATATCATTGATAGGTTGAAATCCATCTTCTCCAACTAGCGAAGTATCTTGTAAAACAGCCTCAACCTTTACCTTACTTTTTAGAACATTTGGCTTTAAGATATCCAATGGTGTTGGTCCATAACCTCGTAGAGATATTGCTGTCCAATCATCACCTTTGCTATATTTTGTCTTGACTTTGGAAAACTCTGTATTGTCAATATAGTTCAATACTTTATCAAAGTCAAATAAAGATGGTTCTATATCTAAATGTTTTATAACTCCTAGTTTAGGCAAATGTATTCTCCTTATATCTATACAATGGTTTTTGTTCTAGTAGATAAACCTCACCCTTTACTTGGTTTGTTTTTCCCCACTCAATATCACTAACTTTGATAAACCCATTGTTTTTATAAAATTGTATAGCCCTATCATTATCAGACCTAACCGATAAAACAATATCTCTACCCCTATTGTATTCAACAAAGCGTTTAAATATTCTCTGGCCGCTTCCATCGCCTTGATTCTTAGCAGCAATCTGATGTAGTATACAATCATCCTTTTGAGCTTCATAAGTACTCAATACTCTATGATGCCTAGAGTTTCCACTTTCTCTCATCATAGCAACTTTTTGTTTTCTTTTATAATGGTTGTATGTAATCAAAACTTTCTCTTCCCATATCACATTATGAAACTCAATCAATGTTTCTATTTTATCTTTTCTAATGTGTGGAAATGTATCTCCATATTGCTTGAATACATCCATTATCTCTTCTAAATCATTTATTTTAGCGTGATTCATAACTTTATTATCTCGTTTTCTGTAACTTTTAGTTTGTGTTTGTAACCATCATCGTTTTGCTCACATAAATAGAGTTCATCGATAATCTCAATTACTTTATAAGAACCATTAATCCCTACCTTTCCAATAAGAACCCAATCTCCAACTTTTGCTTTTCTCTGTGACTCTCTTTCCTCAATCCACTCTTGTTCTTTACTCATTATTACCCCTTATGAAAAATAAATATTGGTTCATATTTTAATGTGACTCCATCTACATCTACTTTGTTTTTAACATTTGACTGGTCAACTCCAATCATTGACGCCATCAACATCTTTAACTTACCTTTATATTTACCACCAAGTGATTCTATTATATCAATCGAATCTTGTTCTAATGGATGAAAGTTACCTCCATTTAACTTGATGTCAGCAATATTCCAAAGTAAATACCTATCGTTTCTTAAACTTTCATAAGCATTTGTTAGCGTTGGTTTAAGAAAGTTATCTCTCCAATCTGAATACATTGGATAAGACTTAAAAGATTGTTCTTCATCATCCGAGTATTGCTCTCTATCAAAGTAAGGTGGTGAAGTAAACACCATATCTAACTTACCTTTGTATTGTTGGAAGTCCGGATGGTCACCAACATGCTCCGAACCAATCTGAAAGTAATGGTGTGTATTCTTTGACTCTTCCCAAAATGAATTAGTTTCTAAACCATGTTCATTAAAGAAGTCAGCGACATATTCATACCTTGACTTATTAAGTTCAGGTATCCAATTATCTGTATTCGGGTCTGTTCCAATGTAATGTATTTTCTTCTTGGAAGCCATAGCACCAAGTATCCTACCACCCCAACCACTTGAAGGATCGTAAATATTAAGTGGCTCATCTTGCTTGATATGGTCAGTATATTTCTCATACAACAACCTAGCAGTTAATGGTGGAAAGTTAACGGCTGGTTGTGAGTTTAGACTCAATCTGAATATCTGAAATGCCTTGGGGAATAACTTGGTGTGTATATCATAAAATCTAATCATAAACACATTAGTTTTGTTATTACCACCCTTAGTCAAAACATTATCAGTAACATCATCAATAGATAACTTTACTTTTAATGTCGGACACCATAAGTTAGTAACCATCTCATCTGTAATCAATCCCTCTTTGTAAGCCTGTTTGATTTCATCAGCAGTTATAGTTACATATGATTTAAGATATTTTTCTTGATGTGATTTAGAAATCCACAATCGATGGTTCTTAAATTTTAACTTATTGTCTTGATAATATCTTAACCACTCAACAGCATTTTCACCATTCCAATAAGGTAGCTTATTCTTTTCATTTTCTTTTCTATCTTTTGATAAAGACTTGCTGAAACTATACATGGAATCTCTACGAAGTCCTCGTCTTAAAGCCTTGAAAAATAAATCTTTATTTACATCTTCTTTGATTCTATCGTAAATAGAGTTAAGAGTTACATCACCCATATCACCAATACGGGTTTTAAGCATAGTTGGAAAGAACTGATTGACTCCATTAGCAAACTTATTAAAGTTCTTTATAACATTTCTCTGTCCATCGTCAGCCTTTTCTATGAAACCATGAATATCATATTCTCTTAGTTTTCTAAATGAACTAATTATCTGCTCAATAGATTGACCGACCATTGGTGGCGTTCCACGTTCATCCCAATCTTCTATAATATACTGGCGAACTTCAGTAATCCACTCGTCTAGTTCTTTATCATTTTTTAAAAACAATTCGTGGTAGGTAATATTAACTGCTGAATCTAATATACCACTTTTCTCGTAATAATATTTACTCACTAGCAACCTCTTTTAATTTACCTAAATGCTGTCCCGTTGCTTCAAGGTATTTTATAGCATCTGCTAAATCTTTAGCAAGGAATGTATAACCCTCATCAGTTGTCCACTTTTTATACTGGTCGAATTGACCTTTAGATTTCTTCATAGTATATCTCCATTGTATCCTACTAATTTACGAATATTATTGTGATTTGTCAAGCACTTTTTATTTAAATATGTTAGGATTTTGTTTTAATGTTTGTGTTGTAATTAAGTTTTTTAATTTAGTGGTTGACCAACCATGCGCTCTCGATGTATAAATAACTTTTGGTGGTAAGTCTTTACCTGTATATGGCTTATCAATATAATCATCTCCTAATATTCTAACATCAGGTTTAAGCAATTTTATAAGATTATAAAGTTCATCTTCCGTTTGATATACATGCACATCATCTATATACCGAATAGCCATTAAAGCTTCACATCTATCATCAAGTGGTATAACTGGTTTGTATTTATTATGTCTACTTAACGATGGATTATTTTGTAAAAATACAATAAACACATCACAATGATTTTTAGCATCTTTAAAACATTTTATAAAACCTGGATGTAACACATCGAAATTGCCTGCTGTAAACCCAAGTATCTTTTTTTTAAGTTTTGTGATTTTATATCCTAATGTTCTGTTAACCAATTTCTAAAATCTACTTGGGGAATCCAACCTAGTAATTCTTTAGCCTTTGTTATATCTGCTAATGTTATGTCTGGCTCATATCTTTTTTCTACATATACGATATCATCACTAATTAGCTTAGCTACTTTATTGATAGATATTGCCTCACCATTACCAATATTTATTGACTCACCATCCCCTACCTTTTCACTCCATGATGCTAAGAAATTAGCTTTAACTACATCATCAACTGAAATAAAATCTCTTCGTTGCTCTCCATCACCAGTTATTGTTAATGATTGATTATTAGCATGTTGTCTCATAAATATGCCTGTTACCAAAGAGTATGCACCTTTGTCTCTTTGTCTCGAACCATACACATTAAAGTATCGTAAACATACCGACTCCAACCCATATAATTCTGAAAACAACTTACAGTATTGTTCACCCATTAGTTTTTGTAATGCGTATGGACTCATTGGATGTATCTCGGCATGTTCTGTTGTTGGTATCTCTATTGGATTACCATAACATGAAGAAGAAGCACTATACACAATTCTTTTAACTTTATTTTCTCTACACGCCATTAAAACATTTAATGTACCATTAACATTTGTATTGTGAAATGGAATAGGATTCTTAATTGATGGATCTACTTCAGCACAAGCAGCTAAATGGAATACAACATCCACGCCTTCAAACATAAAATAATCAGATTTTGATTTCATTAAAGATATATCGATGTTATGAAAGATTGCATTTTCATTTAAATATTCTTTTTTACCAGAAGAAAGATTATCTAATACAATTACTTCATGACCGCCATTACATAAGTAATCAACTAAGTTACTACCTATAAAACCCGCACCACCTGTTACCAAATACTTCATCAATCATCTTCCCCTAATATTGAATGTAATAACACTTGATGAGCAGTTTCTACAACACCATAATCATGTGAATCTACCCAATATTTCATCACCCCACCATCAAAGGTATTTAACCTATTATCTTTATCAAAACCAGACAATAATATAAATTTTATTCCTAAACTTTTACAGAATCTAGCACAATTAAAAATATTCATTGAATTACCCGATGATGATATTAATATCACTAATGTATCCTTATCAGCAAAATCTTTTAAGAACTCTACATATGCCTCATCTCTACCATAATCATTTATATAACAAGTTAATCTTGAAGGATCAGAGAAACTTATACATCTTTTATTAAGTTGTTTGGTATAATCTTGTGATATATGAGATGCTACTGAATTACTACCACCATTTCCTATGATTATTATATTTTGATGACTATCAATGATATGCTCTAAATCATTTTTATAATGTTTTATTCTTTCTATTTCATTTTTTAATTCATTTAATTTCATTTATTCTCCAACATAAATTATTCGCGAACCTTGTGGTTCTAAATCTACAGGTATTTGTCGTAAATCAGGTAAAGAGTTTATTATTTCTTTATGTTTTTCTTTTGGGGCATAAAAAATTAAAAAACCACCACTACCGGCACCACACAACTTTCCACCTAAAGCACCATTTGAAATTGCAATTCTATACCATTCGTCTATATACCCATTACTTATAGAGTTTTGTGTTTGTCTTTTTGTCATCCACCCCTCATTTAACAAATATCCAAAATATTCTAAATCATTTTGTTCCAATGATAATTTCATCTCATCTGCCAATGATACTAATTTCTTAACTAATAATCTTTTCTTTTTATTGTTTTTTAAAAAAGAACTTGTCTTAGTTAAAATTTCATCAGCCGATGACGATCTAGCTAAACCGGTATAAAAAAATAATAAGTTTTCATGTAGTTCTTTTTTAGTTTCTTTAGAACAGATTATAGGATTAACAAATGTACTACCATCTGAATTAAATTTTATGTGATTTAATCCCCCATACGCAGCTATATATTGATCCTGTTTTCCAATATTCTTCTTACATTTATTTATTTCTATATCACATGCGTTTTTTGCTAATGTTTCTGATGATGAACTTTTACCCAAATAAGCATACAAGGCATTTAACAAACCTACTGTATATGTACTAGAAGAACCCAAACCCGTACCCATTGATGGAATGTCAGAAATAGAAGTTATTTCTATACCATTATCAATACCGACAACTTTTAAACTTTCTCTAATAAGTTCGTGTTTAAGTTCATTTGGAGTATCAACAAACTCTGTAATAGAATAACTTGCTCTTATTTTATCATCAAATTTTTTATTTATAGTTATGTAAATATATTTGTTGATAGCAGTAGTTATAACTGCACCAGCATCTTTTTCATAGTACGATGGTAAGTCACTCATACCACCCATAAAACTTATTCTTAATGGAGTTTTAGAAACAATCATTCTTTTCTCATCCGTTTTAATGCTGCCCCAACCACCATGTGCATATCATAATATTTATATTCAGCTAATCTCCCACCGAAGATAACATTATTTTCTTTTCTAGCTAGGCCTTTATACAATTTATATTTATTGTTATTTTCATCATCATTTATTGGATAAAAAGGTATGTCATCTTCCCCACATTCTTTAGCATATTCATACATAACATAAGATTTACTATTAGTTTTAGCTTTATGTGGTTGGAAATGTTTATGTTCAACTATTCGCGTATAAGGTACATCTTCATCAGAATAATTAATAGTTGCACATCCTTGATAATCACCATCTACTACTTTATTTTTATGAACTAATGTTCTATAATCGAGTCTTCCAAATTTATAATCATAATACTCATCTATCCTACCAGTAAAGATAATTTTGTTAGCTAATGAATCCCATTGTTCTCTATCCTTAAAGTAATCAACATCCGTTTTTATATCAATACCTTTTAATAAATTTACAAATAAATCTGTATAACCATTTTCTGGAAATCCTTGATACTTGTCGGTAAAATATCCATTTTCATAAGTCAATCTAATAGGTAACCTTTTTATTATAAAAGTAGGCAATTCTTTAGGATCTTTATCCCATTGTTTTTTTGTATACCCCTTTACGAAAGTCTCATAAATTTCTTTACCAACTTGAGAAAGCATCCATTCTTCTAAATTTTTAGGATTGTCGATATCCTCTTTAACTTCATTTAATTTATCTACGGCTTCTTCTGGCGTTTTTACACCCCAAAGTTGCTGTAAAGTCATCAAGTTTATAGGAAAAGAATAGATTTTATCTTTATATGAAACTCTAACAAAATGGTGATACGTTCTAAACTCAGTAAATTTATTTACATAGTTCCAAATCTTCTCATCATTGGTATGAAATATATGACCACCATACTTACACACATGAATGTTCTCAATTTCTTCTGAATAGCAATTACCACCGATGTGATTTCTCTTTTCTAAGACTAAACACTTATAACCTTTATTGGTTAATTCTCTTGCAGATATAGCACCATATAAACCAGAACCCACAATTAAATAGTCGTATTTACTAGAATCTTCTAAAGAAATTGACATAGTCAAACCCCGCAATTCTTTCAATGGATGTTCTTTCTTTTAATGATCTCATCATATCTAATCCCTCATGCCATATCGGAGAGTCAAATGTGTCTTCTGCATATTTTGACTTCTCTTGTACTGATTTTAAATCAGGTTCTGTATAGTATGGATAGTCATGTGGTAAAATATCAATCAATGAGTTATCTCGTGTGTGTATTGCATTAGCACCTACAGCAGATGCTACAGAACTTTTAGTGTTAGGTTTATATAAAAATTGTAAATCATCTTTTGGTCTAACGGAATAATGACAAGTATATAATGGTGAAGTTGTAGTCATTTTCTCCCAATCATAAACTGCAGTTAAGTTTTCAACCTGTTCTTTATGAAAATGACCAGCTGGTGAACCTATATATGCTAACTTAAATTCATATTCATTATTACAATAGTATTCAATATTTTGTAAATGTTTTTTATCCCAATGATGATATAAAACTTCAATTTCTAATTTAGGGCATAAAAGTTTTATTGTATTTTTTAAATCCTCCGTGGGAACAATTAAGCCATCTAATACCCATTTTTGTTTATTAATCATATAACATAATTGTTTTATGGTATAATTATTATTAGCAATACAATCAATAACATCTAATATAAGTAAATTATTATTTTTTTTCAATTGCTCAATGCCATCATCTGGTATTTCTTTTAGGAAAACTACAATAGAATCTTTAATACCATCTGGTAGTCTATTCACACCTATTTCGTTTATTAATATTTCACCATCCCAATATTTACTTTTGTATCCCAATGATTGGAGATGTTCACTTATGTCTTCCCCTCGATTAATTGAGGATCCCCATCTATTTAGAGATCTAAATATAACATTTCTCATAATTTTCCTATGTTAGTATTTAATTTACTAATATTATTGTAACTTATCAAGCACTTTTTCTTTAAATTCCACGATACCATCTGCCAAGTTAGCTTCCCAATCTTCGTGGGCTTGTTCATCAGCACCATCTGTAATATATTTAAATGATATAAAAGGTACATCGTAATTATAACATACCTTAGCAAGAGCATATGCTTCCATATCAACAACCTCGCCATAGTATTGTGATTTATCTTCCACAAAACAATCGCCAGTTCCACATGTAGCATTTCTACCTATTGGATTGAAGTCTATATTTTGTTGTTGTATGATTACAGGTGGATCCTGTTCAAATGGTGTCT